TTTTTCGCTTTTTGATAAGAAGAACTTTGTGTTAACTTTTTACGTGTTTTTCTTGCTATTGCGTTTTTTGAATTATCTTTTCTGAGCTCTTGTATAATTCTTTCAAAAACGCTTTCTTCCGTTAGTCCGTCATCATATCTAAAAACAATTAAAGATACACCATTGTCTACGCACCACTTGCTTTTAAATTCATCTCTTTTTTGCGACTCTACGAAATCTTCTTTTGATGCATGAAACATACCAGTATAATAAAAGTGCTGCTTGCCATGATATTCTAAGGCTAGTTTATATTTTGGACAGTATATGTCAAGCTTTAGCCTGTTACCTATGTGGTATTCGTTTATTATTGGTTGGTTGGGAATTAATTTTTTAAGTATATCGTATAAAGAAGAGTGTCCACGAGACATCTTTCTTTTCTTTTTCTTCATCCAATTTAAACCATGACGATTTATCTGCTTATTTAAATCGTTTAAAGAACAATTTAACTCTTTTGATATATCACTTAAGGACATATCAGTTTCCATTAAAAGATCTTTAATAGAATCAATATCATTTTTACTAGAAAGAATATCTTTTTGTGTTATTTTATTCACAATTATTTCTTACTTAAAGATAATAGTTTTCCAAAATCTAAAGTTGATATGTTTGAGTTTTCCCAAATTTTATACGACAAGGCAGTAGAGAGCACTGGGCAGTCGAGAATACAGTAGTCGATCGCCCCATCTAATTGGGTTATTTCAGAAGCTATTTTATCTAATTTGTCATAAAAATCATTATATGGAACATGAACATGATGATATGGTGTTCCAATTACTCTTTGAGTTATACTTTTGTCATGAAAAGAAACTACAGCTACTCTGCTGTTTCTTAAAAAGTATCTTGAAAAATATTCAAATATATCTCTTTTGTTTAGGTAAAAATACTCAAACACCGCTGCATCGTATATTGTTGAATTATTAAATCCAGAAATTAATTTAATATCTGAATATTCTTCAGATGATAATAGGAAATTTGGAATACATTTCATATAATTATCATCTTTTGTCTCTATAGAAGAGTTAACTGATTTTAAAAAAGCTTTTGGATATTTTTTATTGGGCGTGTTTTTTTCTATGATCGTAGAAAGAACCGATTTTGGAAAAACTACATATGCAAACTTTTCATTATTAACCATCTTCATAGTCAATTCTTTGATACTTTGATTTGCGGATAAACTTTTCATTTTAAATCTCCTAGTATTTTCCATGATTCTAGTTCTAGTGTGGATGTTTGCTTAATCGAATTTAGATGATTTATATTATGGTATTTTCCACCATCTAATTTCATATATCTTTCATACTTATCATTCTTATCTTGGTCCCTAAGATAACCCAGATGCTGTATTATTATACCTGATTGAAGCCACCAGTTGCCCATTTCAGCCCATCTTTGTACGTACATTGGCTCTGAGCCGCATGCTAATTTTTTATTAATATACACACCATTCTTGTCGAATTTAAATATTCTATGATTATGGTGCGGTTTCCATCCACCATCTGATCTAAAACTAAATTGATTCCACATTTCAAATCTTGGCGCACTCACTACATCGTAAGGAGACTGCTTTAAATGATCTAACAAACTTAAATTATCCATGGTATATAGTTTTTCATCTGCATCTATTGCCAAAACCCAATCGCCCACCTTTGCATGTTTTTCTAAATTAGCCCAAGCTTCTGATCTTAATTGGCTTTCATCTTTTATAAAAAGATTTTCAGAAGTAGAATATACGGTAGCGTACTGTCTAGCAACATCTGGAGTATCATCCGTAGAACAATCGTCGGTAAAAATTATTTTATCTACCTGATTTGACAGTCTTTCCAAGACTTCTTTTAGGTATCTTGAAGATTCATTTCTTCCAACCATTAATGCATATATCATACATGCTCCACGTCCCGCAGCCAAAGGTTTTACTTAGGCTGCGGGACAATTTCCTAGAGTGATATTTGCTTACGCGCCTCAACAGCGGTAATGCGTTCTACTTCAGTGGTCTTAACTATTACCTTGCCATTGACGCCACGAGTGCGACCAGTAGCAAGCTTCTCTGCATCTGATTTATTGTTCGCCTGAACAACAACTACAGATTCAACTGTGAAGTATTTAAATTTATTATCTGACATATTTTTCCTTTTTATTTAGTTGGATAATTTACCGATATATAGTCTATCGCATCTTCTATGTTGTCTGCAAGTTTTGTGGCCATATATTTCATGTAAACCCTATTGCTATAGTGCGGCGAACATATAACAACAGATGGTTGACCGTGTATTTTTGCCCATGCTAATTCAAAATCAGTACCTATGTATGCTCTGTCTTTTAACATATACTCAACAAGTATTAGGTCTGCTTTTTTTTGTAGAAAAAGATTTTTTTGAGCTATTTCTTCTGGACTCATGCTTGTATGATCGTCTCTAACCGTAGTTGGATCAAGAACCGTATAGCCAAGAGAGGTAAGAGCTAATGATGCTTCTTTTCTCCAATAGACAGCATAATCTCCTACATAATCTATTGCCCCTGATAAAAATATTTTTGTTGTCACAAAGTTAATCCCTCTCGATATTAAAATAATCACAAGACTTTCTAAAAATTTCCCTAGAGATCGGAAAGAAATGATCTACGTGACTCACTCCCTCGCCGGGCTTTGCCGATGAGGCATGCCAGCTGTGCCCAATTGAAACGGAGCCGTCATAAAAAACTCCATAACCAAGATGTCTAGCAAAATACGAACACCAGGTTTCCTCGTAGTAATGAGGAGTTGGAAGAAAGGCGCCTTGTGAATTGGGGTGTATTTTTTTGTAATCTGGATTGTTTGCAAGAACGTTCCAGACTTCTCTTCTGATAAAGTAGGCGGAACCAGAAATAGTTACACAGCTAACTCTATCTTTAAACAATAAATCGTCCCTGTCCAGCACCATCCATCCTCTCATTACGGGCGCTGAGTTTGTTCCGGTTATTCCGGCGTGTGTTATTCTACCGTACTCGTCCCTTTGTTTTGGTCCTAGTATATGAATTTCTGGGTTTTCGTCAAATATTTTTTGTATTTTATTTACGTCAGAATTACTCATCCACACGTCTCCATTAAGTAATCCTATAATTTCCGAATCTGTTTTTGATGCCATATAATTACAGGCTGTTGAATAGCCTATGTTTTTTCTGAGAAATAAATTTTGAATATTATAATTGTGTCCACAACTTCTAATAAATTCAATGAAATTATCACTTGAATCGTTATCTGTTATATGTAGCTTCCATTGTTTTTCTTGCCCATTTAAGCCAAGATGCAGCTCATCTAACATGCGTTTAATCATGCTCGTAGTGTTATGATGCACTACGCATAAATCAATCATCGTACTCTTCCCATTCATTTTCATTACTGTTAGGACTAAATTCATTAGACATTGCGGCGTTTTTTATAAATGCAGATGCGTTTTTTAGTCTTGTTTTAAGATTTTTATCTTCGCATGTTTTACTAATTTCTTCTATCATATTGTTAAGATCAGCAAAAAAATCACTGTTAGCTAATATGTACGTTTCGTTTAATCTAAGTTTAAGAATAATCTTTTTTCTATTGTTCTGTTTCTTGCTCATTGTCTTCTACCTTATGTAATACTAAGTTATTTGTATCTGGTTCTAATGTTATAAAATATATTTTTTTCTCTGATATGTCTATATTTTTAGGCGCAGGTGTTTCCATAGCTATCTTCTTTGAAGAACAACCAAACACTTGCGGTGTGTTTGGAAATACTAAAATATAATTAAGTTTAGAAGCAGGCATTTGACATCTCTATAGCTACTACATTTGCTTTATTTAAATACATTTCTATTTCTCTCCATTGTTTATATGATTGATCTTTTATATAAAATACTTTTGAAACTGTGCTATTTGAGATTAGTTTAGCACAACTGAAACACGGTGGTCCATTTATATATATTTTTTCTGGATTTGAATTATAGTTACTGTGCAAAAATGCATTGGCCTCTGCATGAATTGCTATACAGTCATCGTAAAGCGATCCACTTTCACTTTTGTGCAGTAACCTAGGGCAGCCGCCGTCATCGCAGTGCGTAAACCCAGAAGGCCCCCCATTGTAACCAAATCCAACTATATGATTATTGCAGTCGACAAGAAAAGCAGAATATTTTTTCTTACTACATGTAGAAAAAATTTCTGCCGCCTGAATACACAAGCGCATAAATTGAATATCTTTTTTACAAATTGAATTAATCATTATATTGTATATTTTATTAATACTCCAACTAAAACACCTATAGCTAAACAAATTGATATCATTTGTCTTCTAATTTTTTTTGTTTGTGATTGTATTTGCATTGCAAAATGCAAACTGATAAGCCAATTTAAAGAAATTGAGAATAGCAAAATAGAAAAGATATTTAACGCAAAATTCATTTTATTCTGAGTTCATCAAAGAAGATATCGAAACAGGATATATAGGTTGCACAAGTCTGTAAACCGCATTTGCATATAATTGTATCTCTTTTTGTGCTTCATCGGCTAATCGTTGAGACAAAAACAGGGCAACGGACTGCAGGCTGCATGACCATCTGTAGACAACATTTAGAGCATAGGCCGGAAGGAATAATCTAGCTTGTTCTGGGGCCACATTATTGTCTAAGGCCATTTTATAAAGAGCTTCCCCTGTTTCTATGTATCTTTTTAGTTGTTCTGTAAAAATAGAACCATCCCACGGCGACATTAAGCCTGCGGAACCCTGCTTTTTATCTTCTGGAGCCAGTCTCCACTCTTCTGGTTTTGGCAAATAAAAGTCTGGCTCCATAGTTATATATCTTCTTGAAGACTCATTCCACGAATCCATAGTATGATCTGACCCAACAACATATTTCCAATGCTGTCTTGCAACCATAAGGGGAGCTTTAAATTCGAGAGTAATAAAAGCATGCCTAAAGGGGGACATGTGATTTTCTCTTGCTAAATATTTAATCAGTCTTGCATCTGATGTTGTTAGTTCTTTAGTCTTATTTTCTTTAGCGAAAGAGGCTCTTGCTGCGTTTGCGACAGAAACATCAGACCCCATGTAGTCAACTAATCTAACATATCCATTATTTAATACGTATACAATTTTTTCTTCTTCTTTATCCAAACTAGAATCTAACTGAGCTGGTAGTTCACTTACGTTTTCATTTATCATCTTCTTCATTTTCTCCGTTTTCATTATCCAATAGATTTTCTATTTCTTCTAGTTCTTCTAAAGTTATTGAATAATATTTCTTTATTATCATTGAAGTTAAATCCTCAGAAAGTAAATATATCTTCTCTATCATATCATAGATTTCAATATCTATCAAAAATTTTGGATCGTTTAATATATCTACGGTCATAGAACTAATATGAACAACTAAATTATTTAAAGAATTAATTATATTAAGATAGTTTTTTGCATGAGATATTTTTTCTTCATTTAAAATATCGTTTAAGTTTTCCATATTAGCGTTTTCTGCTATGTAAGAAAAAATCCTATCTATGTTCTCTTCATTGCTCATTTTTTATCCTAAATTGAACTGACGTTGTCTTGGGTAAGTTTTATTTCACAATAATCTGTAGTGCAATATCGCTCGCCAACTGCATCGGCTGCCCTACCCGCGTACACTTCGGCCAGGTCAATTGAAAGCAGCCTATTAGTTTGCTCCAAATATTCTTCTTCAGTAATTTGCATGTACGGCATTTGAGGATAGGTGTCGTTTCCGCTAGGAAGGAATGAAACAGTCTTCAATTGACCGTCGTGCATGTGTAGCACTGTCCCAACGTGATGTGATTCGGTTTCTTTATTGAAAGAAACAGTAACAGAAACAGAGTTATCTGACCAGTATCTTTGAGCGGTAGTTGCAAGAGCCATTTTTTCAAAAATAGTCACATCTTTTTCTGACCTAATAGCCTGTGATTTAATTGGAAAATATACTACTGAAGTTGTATCGGGAGACTCTGAAGCTGATTCGACCCTATAGTTTGCCATTCTAAAAAGAGGCAGCATGGGGTCTTCGTTTGAAAATCGGATTGTTCTATTGAAGAACTTTCCACCTGGTGTCCAGTGAACGCCAGGTGACTCTCCTGCAAGAATTGATACAGTTCCTGATGGCTTAACAGTTGTCATCTTTATAGATTCTCTTATCCCCAACCATTCAGAGTAGACGTTGTCATATCTTTGAATTGTTTTATAGCCCTGGTTCATCCACTCTTTCAGGATGGGCATGCCGTGGCGATCGGCAAAGTCGGCGACGCCTGACATAGAGGCGCCTATTCTTCTATTTCTTTGCATGATCGCATTAGTTTCTTCCCAGTGAGTTGGCAAAAGAGTAACTGTCTTTGCGTATAGGTATGCAAACTTTAAAGTTCTCTTATAGTCTTCTAAGCTTTCATGTCTACCCAAATAGGTTTCGACCAGCGTACAGCACTCGTAAGACTCAAGTGACTGCTCTGCGCACGGATTGTAGCCAGCAACTCTGTGGTCCTTGTTGTTTGGCGGATCTATAAGTCTTCCGTATTTTTTAGACACATCCATCCATATAACCCCAGGTTCACCGTTTAGGGAGATTCCCTCTATTATTGAAGTCAGGTCCTTGCCCACTTCTGTTTCTATGGAATTATTTGACATCCAACCCCAGCCCGGTGCTGATGGATCGTAAGAATTTCTTTCTGGAAACTTGTCTTTGTTTTTTAAGTTTAAAAAATCTTGATCATCAAGTCTTCCAATGAGAAGCTCCGCTGAACGACGAACATTCCCGGATACAACGCATACTCCGATTAGATTTCCTATATCTGCTATATCAATGCGAGTAAGTTTTTGACCTTTTCTTCCACTAAACATTTTTCTTATATAGTTATGCATTTTTTCTAGAGGTTCGTGTCCTGCTGCTATTCCTCCAAATGTTTTTATAGGAGTGCCAGATGGCCTAATATTTGTATAATCAAAAGAATATTTTGATTGATTTTCTTTAAGAAAGGAGTTTAACAGTAAGCTTAATGATTCGACCCAGCCTTCTCTAGTGTCTGGAACAATATATGTTTCCTCCTGAGTTGGCTCATATATGTAGAAAAAA